GGAAAAAGCGATTAAGAATTTAAACGTCTGGAAAAATTGTGTAGAATATTTGTATGAAAGAGATAATTACGATAAAGATGAGTTAAAATTTGCAGTTGCGACAGAAAAAGGATGGCTGCAACTAACTGATTTACAGAAGGATATAATGTTCTTTCACGTCATACAAGGTTTTTCATTTACTTTGATCGCAGACATTAAAGGAATTAGTCCACAAGCCGCAAATCAAGCGTTTCATCGGGCCTGTAAGCACTTCCAGACCATTTAAATCGCCCTAATATAGTAGAGGGTTATCTTATTGCCCTACCCGCATTTCTGGCAAATCAGACGAACGATAGGCGGTAAACAGGAATAATAAGCGTAACTCTTTCCGGAAAGATGATACGATACGACTACAAATGCAATCATTGCCTTTGGGTATGGGAAACCATTAGAACAATGGATGACGATTCAACAGAGCAATGTCCGAAGTGTGATTCACACAAGACAGGGAAGGTTATTTCACCTGTTAGATTTATTTTAAAAGGTTCTGGGTTTCACGACACAGATTACAATAAATATGGAGCAAAAGAATAATGCCAAAAGGTAAAGGAACTTATGGTTCTAAACGTGGCAGACCACCAAAGAAAAGAAGCGGAATGTCAAAAGGGAAAAAAAAGAAATAATGCCTAAAAATGGCAATATTACAACCGTTCAATACGATGTCAAAAATTTGATATTCGCTGAATACAATCCAAGAGAATTGACAAAAGACCAACATCAAGATTTAAAAGATTCAATTACACGCTTCGGCTTTGTTGATCCTTTAATTGTTAATACGCACAAAGAACGCAAGAATATATTAGTTGGTGGACATCAACGCTTACGAATAGCTAAAGAGTTGGGATATAAAGACGTTCCTTGTGTTGAAGTCGATCTAACACCAGACAAAGAAAAAGAATTAAATGTTCGACTTAATAAGAATACAGGGCAATGGGATTGGGATGCGTTAGCTAATCATTTTGACGTTGGTGAATTGTTAGAGTGGGGATTTTCTGAAGATGAGTTACAATTTACAGAGCCAGAAGTACAAGGCTTAACAGATGATGACGATGTACCAGAGGTTGAAGAAGCAATTACAAAGCAAGGCGATTTGTGGATATTAGGTGAGCATCGTTTATTATGTGGCGATGCGACAAAGAAGGAAGATGTTGAACGATTGATGGATGGGCAGAAGGCAGATATGGTGTTTACTGACCCGCCTTATGGGATGAATTTAGATACCGACTATTCAAAGTTAAAAGGCACAAAAAAAAGCCCAAATGCAAAGGGGTATAAATGGAAATCAGTTATTGGTGATAATAATCCTTTTAATCCAATCCAATTGATGGAAATTTTTAAATATTGTAAAGAACAATTTTGGTTTGGGGCGGATTATTATTTTAATTATTTACCTGAAAATGGAAGTTTGGTTGTTTGGCAAAAAAGAGATAAGGCTGATTCAGAAATGATTGGTAATGATTTTGAATTGTGTTGGTCTAAAAATAAACACAAAAAAAGAACTTTTTGGAAAAGATGGGTTGGTTTTGATTCTATTGAAAAAGGGAATAAAAGAGTTCATCCAACACAAAAACCGATTGCATTGACAGAATGGTTTTTTGGACAATGGGGGAAGGATAAAAATATTATTATTGATTGTTTTCTCGGTTCTGGTTCAACACTAATCGCTTGTGAAAAAACTAATCGTAAGTGTTATGGAATGGAGATTGATCCACATTACTGCGATGTAATTGTAAAACGATGGGAAGATTATACTGGTAGCAAAGCAGAAAGATTCGAGGCTGCAAATGCCTGATGTTACAGGCGATAACAGGAAAGCCAATGGGCAATTCAAACCGGGTGTATCTGGCAATCCTAATGGCAGACCAAAGGGAAGTCAGTCAATACCAGACATATTACGCAAGATAGGGGACGAAGAAGGCACAACAGATGGCAAGAGCAAACTCGATGTGGTAATGTATAAAGTATTTCAGTACGCATTGGAAGGCAAATCGTGGGCGGTTCAATTTATTGCTGATCGTACAGAGGGCAAGGCATTAGAAAGAGTTGAACAACACGTTACAAAGGACGAGATAATAATTGAGTGAAGTTTCGCATAAAAAAAGACAAGATGCTCAAACATCAGCGGCAATTCTGGGATATGCCCAATCGAATTGTCCTGTTAGTTGGGGGATACGGATCGGGCAAGACGTATATCGGAGCATTGAAATCCCTGTATATGAGCTATTTAAACAATCCAATACCGGGAATGTATGTGTCACCTTCACATCAATTAGCGACAAAGACGATTATTATAACACTAAAGGAGCTATGCAATCGTGCCGGAATTGATTACACCTATAATCAGCAACGTAGTGAATTTATATTTCACAATTGGAATGGTAAGCTATGGCTCGGCTCTGGCGATAAACCAGATTCGTTGCGTGGCCCGAACATCGGCTGGGCAGTTATAGATGAACCTTTTATACAAAAGCGTGAGGTATTTGAACAAATGATAGCTCGTGTAAGACACCCAGAGGCAAAGAAGTCACAGATATTTCTTACAGGTACGCCAGAGCAATTGAATTGGGGATTTAACTTGGCAAACGATACTAACCTCGACATCGGTATTATACAGGCTTCAACGCTTGATAATCCTCACTTGCCAGATGATTATAAGAAAAGTTTATTACAGGCGTATTCAGAGGAACAGATAGAAGCGTATGTGTATGGTAAGTTTGTTAATCTTACGCAAGGCAGAGTATATAAGGACTTTAATAGGGAAAAGCACGTTGTTAAACGCCCCGATTTAAAGAATAGTGGATTGCCAATTGGACTTTCTTTTGATTTTAACGTAGATGCGATGAGTACAATATGCTTTTATATAGGTTCTAATTGGATACACGTCTTTGATGAGGTAAGACTAAAGAACGCAACAACGTATGATATGGTTGAAGAATTGGTAAAGCGATACCCAGAAGCCAAATGTTTTGCAGATAGCTCTGGTTCGGCCAGACGTTCTTCTGCTGTGGCTTCAGATCATCAAATTATTAGGTCTCACCCCGGCTATACCTTATCAACACCTAAAGCGAATCCTCCTGTTCGTGAGCGTGTTAATTCAGTTAATAAGCTGATACGAGAAGGCAACTTCTCTTGCGAAAACGCACCAAATCTTATAATGGACTTTGAACGCAATGTCTGGCGTGGTAATGATATAGATAAAAGAGATGCTGACCAAACACACGCTTCAGATGCAATTGGCTATGCTATTAATCGATTGTTCCCAGCAAGGCGTAGGGTTATGGAGAGTGTATCGTGGTAATGTTTTTATTTGGTGTGTCAATTAGTATAAATGTAATGTTTATTGGTCTATGGGTATATGGTGTGTATTTAGATAGGAAGAATAACAGGGAAGCACAACAACTATTAAAAACTCATTTAATGAGTAGTGAAATGTATAAGAATTGGATGTATGAAGTATGACAGTTAATGACGTTGTATTACCAGACTATTCCGAACAGATCGTCCTAGATAGTATTCGGAAAGCACAGAGTGGATTAAAAGCTCAAGAAGATGCAGAACGTGCGACTGCGTTAGATTTTTATTATCATAGGGATGTGGATAAGCATATTGAACAATGGTTCTCTGCTTCTACAATGGAACAAGTACCAGCTTTTCCACAGAAGGTCGTTCCACGTTTTGCTCGTGCGAGGAATATGCTCTATAAGAGTCCACCTAAGAGAATGATTAATGGGGAACAATCAGATGACTACAATGCTATAACACACCATCTTAATACAAAGGCTCGTGAATTTAACGAAACATCTTGGCTGACAGGATGTATGGCGTTTCGCAGTAAGTGGGGCAAAGATAGAGTTGAATACGATATTATCCCATTTTTTAAGCGATATTTTTTAGAAGGGGAGTCCGAGCCTTTCGGTGTGTCTTATGAAGTAGGGCGTGATTATAAGAACAATCGCATCTTTGTGTATTGGTCTGAAGAACGAGATGGCGTACCGGGTAAGCATTTTAAATACGATCAAGCTGGTCGTGTAATGCAAGTAAATGAAGATAATATAAATCCTTATAGAATATTGCCCGTAACCTTTGCAGATTATACTTCTTCTGCAAGTGACGTGGTACGAGCAGCCGTA